ACCTGTTGGTCCACTGCTGTCCGCGTAGATGGCAACGGTTGGTGTTGATGTACCGACCTTCTTGAGATATACCTGAACATGGTGGACAATGTAAGTGCCGCTGCCTGAGTAGTTGAAGCTGATTGCACGTTTGACTTGTGGCGACAGTATGCGGAACGTCAGATCGCTTGTTGCGTATGATGTCCACGTTTCGGAGTAGTAAACACCAAGGTGCCCCCCGCTATATAGGTTCGTGGATACAATTCCAAAATACGGGTTGGTGTTGACGTATTCCACACAGAACCAATACGTTGTGCCAACCGTCACTGTTAACGCGGATGAAAACGTTGCTGTCTGCCACCCTGTAGATGGTGATGTTATGGCTACGGTTGTACTTGCCAATGGGCTGCCACCCCCATCATCGACAATCGGCATTCCCTCCCCATTGTCTGCTCGTATTGTAACCGTGATGGTTCCCGTAGCCCCTGTGCCAACCAAGTAGAATTGTGCGCTGGTGATCGCATCAATTCCTGCCACGAACGACTGGCAGATTTTCCAAGAGCCTATGCGTTGCATTGCTCCTGTCTGCGTTGCTTGCTCAACCTTCGCATACGGCACACTCACATCAGTCACATTACCTGGTTCGTAGTAGGGTATGCCAATGCTGGCAGTGGTACGATGCACCTTCGGTCCCAGGAAGCACTTGTCTTTGAACCTGGTGTCTATGGTGTTGGAGTCGTAGTACCTGCTCTTGTCGTTGCGGATGTCTTTCTGCCCCCTACCACCTTGCCAATCGTTCTGCATGATGGTGCGGTAGGGTTCTTCCATATCGGAGTACAGAGTGTCACCAGTGGACATCTTGAGGGATGTACGGGCCACGGGGATGCGCCGGAAGGACTGCATCTTGTCCGCAGACATCAGCCCCAGCGTGGTTGTCCCGTCACTCAGTACAATGTGATGGGTGTCGGTGGATGGCGTGAAGTCTCGGGACATGCTATCTCCTTATGATGTGGCAACTGGTCCTGTATGCACGCCATAGTACCCAGCCCCATACGACTCAGAGGGAAGGCGTACATGATTGGGTGGTAATCGGACGGGATACTGGGACTTGTACAACTCGGCCTTCTGTGAAGCCTCAGATGCTAGGGTTTCCCACTCGCGGTTGTCTCTGCCAGTGGTGTGCAGCAACTCCCTGTAATACTGGTATGCACTCTGCCACAACAACGGAAGTGGTGACACACCAGCGTTGATTGCGCTTGCATCTGCCGTCAGTCTGGCGTGTGGTGCAGCATACACCAGGCGAATGTCCTTACCAACCGGAGGCTGGACAGTGAACACCAGGTCGCTGGTGGACTTCCCTAAAATCTGCTGCCAGTAACGCCACGCTTCCCAGTAGTACGGAGTTGACGTTGACCGATCAATCCACACTTGCCGGAGATCATGCTTGGCTGCCGCCGGCAACGTGTATGCCAGCGTTGATGCGGCTGTGTCCAGGCTGGTGTCATCTTCATACGGGACAGGCCCAAGCGCATCCAAGGCCAGGTTGACGCAGCGTAGCAGAACATCCTTTCGGATGGGCGACAGGCCATAGTAGTCCCCCGACGCCAATGCCGCCGACAGGTCGCCAGTCGCCAGCGTCAATGTTCCGGTGCTGGCATCGTAGTCAGTCACCCGCGCCGTTTCATCCTCTGGCGCAGCCCCTTCGCCGCCTGCGTCGGTGATAGCAAAGACGGTGCCGCCGTTGTACTCATCATCGGTCACGCCCACCTTGTCAAGCGTGGTCCCCAACAGAACAGCGTCTACCAAAGCGGTTGCGCTGCTGCCAGTCTGCGCCGTGCCTTCGACCATCCGCCCAACCAGCCGTGCCAGTTGCAGCATTGCGTCGAAGGCTATCATTTCGTTTTCCTCGGCGCCCGTCGCCTGGTTGTGGTGGCAGTTTTACCTCGCACGTTGGTCTTCACCACACCTGGTTCCGGCTGTTTCTCCGGCTGTTCTGCCACAGGTTCAGCAACTACAGGTGGCTCCTTCGGTTCATCCTCAATGACAAACGGTTCGTCAGTGTCATTGGTCGGTGGAGTCACGTAGGTGAATACTGCGCCTCCTGGTTGTTCCTTCTTCCACTTCTCGACTGTGTGTATGCCAAGGTCAGGGTTCGAGTTCATACAGGCATAGGCCACCATAGGGTCGGTAGTCGTACATTCGCCACTCTTGAACATGACGGTCTTGGTGCGAAGAATTGCCTGCTCAGTCGGAGTCAGTCTGGCATAGCCGGCCTCACTGACGATCTGCATTGCCCCGCGCACCATATCAGGATGCTTGGAACAGATGAACCAGCACTTTGCTCCATACATACAGAGATAGCCCAAACGTTCTAGTTGTAGATTCACATTCCCCTCCAGAAATGGGGGACGTTGCCGCCCCCCATTCAGTTGTCATTGTGTTACGGTGTGCCGAGTACGCACCACTGGACTACCACTCCAGCCGAGTTAGCGGCAGGAGTCAGCGCCGAGTCTCGAACCTTAACCGTCACGGTGGACGATGAGATGCTGGAAAAACAGGCAACTGCATCACCATCAGGAGAAGTAAGTGGCAAGTTACACCAAGCATACACTGGCGTAGTCAACCCGTGAACAGCGGTAGCCGTGTCAGTTATAGTTTGGCTGCCGCACACGATCTTGGAACCCGTGGTGTCATAACTCAATGCCTTGCCAGAGACGGCCCCCGTACTGCCAACCGAGAACACCGGCGTGCCGGCCTGGGCCACAACAAACGGCTGCGCCACGGACAGGTTGTTCACATACAAAGCCGTGTCAGCAGTCGCGTTGGCAGTAGGCGCCACAATCGCAACCGCATCGTCAAAGGTTCCACCATACGTCTTGGAAACAGAGTCTCCAGGAGGCGCAGGCAATACCGGAACGCTACGGGCTGCGAACGGGCTACCCTGGCAGGCACCGATAGCGAAGATGACAACCACGATTACAGCCAGCACAGCCACGATACTCAAATACCTTTTCATCTTGTTTCACCTCTCTTTTAGGATGGGGAGGGACAACTCACCTCCCCATTTATCATCCAGGGCCAAACAGGTAGCCGGTTGTGGCAGCTTCAAGCTGGAGCGAGAAATTGGGGATCAGTGCAGCCCCAAGTACGTTGTACCAGCTATGGTTCATAAACCGATTGGCGATAGCAGTTGAAGCGTACTCAACCACCACTTCACCTTCGATGTCAAACCCTTCCGCCCTCGGGATCAGCACACTCTCCGGCCCCATGATCGGAAGCGCCACTACGTTCGGCGCCTCGATGACGGATTCACCCGAGTCGTGCGCGTACTTGAGTCCATAGTTGGCAAACTCGCTGCCAGCACCCTTAACGGTCAGGGTCGTGCCATTCACAACAGTGATCTCGGCTTGCTCAGTGGTCGGGTAGGCCGTAGTGGAGCTTTCCAGCGTGCCGATGGTGATCTTGTTGCCAACCGCAAGCCCAGTAGCATCGGCTACGGTGATGCTGGTCGCTCCCGCAGCGGTGGCCGCCGACAGGGACGTTGCCGCCTGTGTCGGAGTACCAGCCCCCAGGAACACTTTTCCGGTCTTGTCTTTGACGATGCGGATGTTGGACAGCCGCCCAATTTCACCAGGCAGCGTTCCGCCTTCGTTGATGCGTCCGGTCTGATACAGAGCCGGGTTGCTGTAGGACGCAGGATGCTCCCATTCGTCCCAGTTCACGATGTCCTGCATTGCGATGGGGTTCATGATGGTGAAGCGGGTGCCATCGTCAAAAGTGGGAATGCCTTGCACGTCCGCCATTGCATCGGCTTTGACGAATGCAGCATACGTGAGCAGGTCGTCAGTGGCGTTTAGGTCCACACGAGACACGCCCCCACCACCATAGATGGTGCTCTGTTGTGAGAACACAATCGCGTCGCGCACGATCATGTTCTGGCGAGCCGCTTGCTGTGCCGCCAGAGCCAGGGAAACAGCCTTGTGGACATCGGTGTAAGCAACCAGCGACAGGAAGCGTGACGTTTGAACCACGTCGCCTTCCTCATAGATGGTGCATTCGACGTAGGTGTCCGAGATGGTCTTGGGTGTCACGTCGAGATTTTCAGTCAGGTGAGCAGTCGGAACGGCCAGCGCATTGTACACAGGGATTTGTACGGTCTGTCCCTTTTTGCCGCCGCCTGGTTTCACCTTTCGTTGCTGAGTCTGGTCAAAGAGACTCGCCCACACCTGGTTCTTGTGAAAGTGGGTGATGAAGTCAGCGTCGTACTGCGTTACGACACTGTTGTCCAGAATGGAACTGGTAGTAACAGTCATTTCAAAATCCTCCCATTGCCGGCGGCTATGGGATTAGGGCTTGTTGGCCTTATCAAACTCAGCCTTTAGACGGGCCATTTCAGCCCTGTCGTTCCGCCGAGCCGCCGCAACTAATTGATCGTGCAGGGTTTCAATGTTGCTTGCGGAACTGCCGCGGGAACCTGCCTCCACTGCTGTCGCGGATGCCGGTGCTTTTTGTGCCGGTGGTGGAGCAACCGGCGCCGGTGCCTGTGGCGCAGTAGTTGGAGGTGTTGATACCTTCGCCAGTCTCGCGTTCTTTTGTGCAACAGCCCGTTCAAGCTGCCGTGCCCACGATAACGGGTTCGGATGATTGATAAGCGTTGCATACTCAGGATCGTTTTGTGTTAGACCGGCTTCGGCTACCATCTTGCTTGCAATGCTATTCAAGTCATCTGATGGTGGGCCTTGCTCCCCTTCCTCAAACACCATCTCTGCTAGGGTATCTTGCCGAGCTTGGCGTTTATAGGCGGAAGCCTGGTGTTCGTCCAGTGTTCCGTCCTGGACCTGTGCGTCGATCATCTTCTCCAACGCGCCTAACCTTTCGTTGAAGCGTTTCTTGTCAACCAGGCTTTGCGCTCCTCGCTGCCCGGAGTCCTTGGCAATGTTCTGCACCCTGGACAAAATTTCCTTTTCCCGAGCATCCCAAAGTTTCGCAGCCTCGTCGGTGGTAAGATATTGCGGCTTCTGCTCCGCCTCCGCTGCTCCGTTTCCCGAAGCATCTGACTGAATACCCTCAGCCGGAGTTGAATTAGTGACCGCTGCATCGTCACCCATCTTCTTGTTTCCTCTCTGTGCCGTCTGGCACACTAATTGTTGCCTATATGATACATCATTTTGCAAGTTGTTGCAACGGGTTACATCCGCCAGAAGAACTCAGTCCCCCCGTGATGCTGTTTCTGCCATTCATACCACCACTGCGACTCTGAAATCTGCTTTGCCGCTGTGGTTTTGGTTGTTGCTGCCTTCTTTTTCCCTCCACCCCCAGACCGTCCACCGTAGCTCCGTGCCCTTGCAGCCTTTGGACCGGCCTTGGTTCTCGGTGGCATTCGCCAGAACTGTTGTGTCTTCGCATCCCTGCCCCACTCTGGCTCAACATCCCCTCGCTGAGAAAAGAGCATCGTCAGGTACGCTTCAAGTTGGTTGTCAGTCCCACCAGGCATAAGTGGGTTTTCTGCCATCCAGTCTTGCATTGCGTTCTTACGATCAACGTACTCAGTCATGTACGGACGGGCCTTGAGGTAGGCTTTGTAATCACCACCAGCATCTCGGAGTGTGTAGTATTTGTCCCAGTCCTCTCCAGCACCAGGGTACTGTTCTTCAAGGTAGTCGTACATTGTGGACCGTACCTGCTTGTGCAAGCTGTCCTGTGTGCCGTGCTGGAACTCCCACTTGACCGGGTTCCCCATTGCTCCGGTCATTCGCTCTATGTAGTTTCCGCTGGGCGCCGCTGCTGTCTCGTTCCCCCACAGGTTCTCCCAAGCTGCGTCATACAACTTGAGGTAACGCCTCCCTTTCTCGCTGTTTACATCAGGGCTACCACTGTTGTACTCCGCCAGTGCTTTGCGCACATCTCCACCATTCTTGGAGATGAGGGCTGCAAGCATCTTGGAACCCAAGGCTACGTTGTCATCTGGATTGAATAGCTCTGCCTGCGTCGGCCTGTTCTGTGCCCAACTATACCCGCTTTCCTTGGCGACAATCTGCATCAGGCCAGTGTCTTTGTCCTTGCCCATTGCGTATGGATCGCCACCAGACTCAACCTGGATGACGGTAGCAATGATACGTGGGTCAATCCCAACAGCCTTGGCATTGCTCTCAATCAGTGGTCGCCACTGCTCAACGTTCTCTGCGCTGATCTGTGGCATTACACCCACTGGAGCGACTGACTGCGGTTGTTCCGTTGTGGCAACAAGTTGTTGCCTGAGTTGTACATCCTTTGGCGCCAGGTCTGGACCCTTGGCCGGATATACTCTCAGTGTATCCTTGCCGGTGGAGTATTCTGTCATGAAGTCGTATATGTCTGGTCGTTCGTCACCAATGATGGTTCTGGCTGCGGCTGGTGCGTCAAGGTATTCCTGATACACCTCAAAGATGTCCTCACCATACTTGGTTGTCATCTGGTTCCGCAACCAATCCTTTGCCTGCTGGTCGGCTGCATCTGGCTTCCCGTAGTATGAGAACAACAGGTCGTCTTTCAGCATCTCGTCGCGCATATAGTCCCAGGCGTCTGTGAGCTTTGGATTGTCAATCAGATATGCCTTGGCCTGGTCCTCACTCTGTTCTTTGAGGCTGAAATAGTTTTCATTCATTGACTGGTACTCAGGATATTTCGTGTTCACCCTTGTGTCCAGCAATCGCTTCCGCTTCTTGACATCATCCCATTCTTGTCGGGTCGGGATGTCAGGTATCTTGAATGTCTCGCTGGCCTTTAGTATGCCTCCCAGGAATATCATCTTCTCCGAGTCAGGCCATCCTTCAAAGCTGCCGGTGGAATACCACTGGTCAAGTAGCTTGTCGTTAATCATTGCCGTTTCTCTAGCAGTGGTTCCCAGCTTGCTACCAGGTGGTATGCGCTGCAATGCCATCCACACCATTGCCGAGTCTTTCTCGTCACCCCATTTGCGCCCCATCCGTACCCCAACGTGCCAGGGATATGCCAGGTCGTGAGCAGTCAACAACTCACTCCGCTGCTCATCTGTGTAATCATCCCAATGGCTGACGATGTTGTAGTATTCGTCATCAGCAATGGACATCTCTATGTCCTGAACGGTGTAAGGGCGGAAGCCAAGGCCAAGCACGGTCCCTGCCAGCGTACCGGGGGCGCGTGCGGCTCCTGCAATCTGCATCCCCTTTTCATAGATCGGTCCCTTGCGGCTGTAGGTGGCGTCTACAAATTCTTCCAGGCTGATCTCACCCTTTTGGTACATAGAGTACAACGCTCTTGGCACTCTGTCCCGTTCGTAGATGTCGCCACCCTGGAATGGCTTCTGCTGCCACAGGTGCGGTTCCAATACAATACCACCAGGAGGCCCAATACCAGCCAATGCCGTCGCCGCGTGAATAGCGCGAGAAGGCTGGCTGATATACCCAACGGTTGCCAGTGCCCCTTCGTTGTCTCCCATTGCCAACAGAGATAGGGCATGTGCCCATTCAGCAAGAGGGCTTACCGTCCCCAATCCGATGTCATTCAGGCTTTCCATTGCCATACCACGTTCGTACACGGCAATCTTTTTCTCAATACCCTTGATGATGATAGGATCGGTTTCGGTTTCCAGCCTGCGTTTCAAGTCGGCTACCTGTTTCTCCCCTTGGCGCCTCTCATGGAAACTGTTGGTGGCATTGTACAACGGGTCAAAGTTCTGCTGTACGTTGAACAGGAGTTGGTTCCCCCCTATGTTCACTTTCAGGTTGTTCCTTGCCCACTCAGGCAAGTCCTGGTTCATTGCCTGCTGTGCCTTCATCAGTCGATAGTATGCCGTAGCCAAGGCTGGGTTGTTGGCAACACGCCTGCCCCAATTGGTGATGGTCCTGGTCGGCCAGAAGTTGAACATGAAGAAGTAGCTGAGTAGGCTGTCGTGCAGTCGCCTGTCGTTGTAGTTGTGCAGCACAAAGTCTCGTTCCAACACGCCTGCTCTGGCTGCTGTTATTTTGGTTTCTGTCAGCCTCGGTTTCATGCTGTCAAACCATACCTTGAGATCGGCAGCATCTTCTTTGCTGAGTTTGTCCAGTGGGGTCTTGGCAGCTTCGCGCATCTCTACCTCAAGCATGTCCACCCACGCCCTCAACTGTTCCTTCTTCTCCGTGTTCATTGTCGCTCTATGTGGCAAGACGCCTTCTTTCTCGCGCACGCTGCCCTCAATGTGCTGAATGATTTCCTCGGCTGTGTGCTCTGGAATTGCGTCTGCGGGCGGTGCGTCAAATGGTATTTCTTTCCAAACATATCCTTCTTCCCAAGACCTTAATGGGCGTGCTGGTCCTGGCTTTGTCTCACGCTTCAACGCCCACAATACTGTATCAATGTTGTCAATCGCTTCCTGAATAAGTTGCACTTCATCATCAGTCGCCCCTACCAATTCTTCTACGTAGCCAGCACGCAGTTTTTCCGCATCGGCTATACTTGCAGCCATGCGATCAGCCGGTATCTTTTCAACCTCGCGCAACGCATCCACCCTACGCATAGTTTCCATGTACACTTCGTAGCGACCAGGAGAATCGTAAGGCATATGCATGGTTGCTAGTTCTTTTTTTGCAATCTGTTGTAACTCTGGTGTCACAAGTTCTAGGTATGCCGCCCTAGACTCTACGGATGTGCCGGGAATCCGTAGAAATCCTCCCCCCTTCTGCCTTTGTAGCCTCTTTTCGGCAATCTCCTCGAGTAGTCGCTGCTTGTAACCAAATGCCAATTTGTTTACAACTGTATCTGCATCGTATCCAGCCTTAATCAATACTTCCCTTATCTTCTCGTCGGCTTGTCGGTCTAACTCCGCGAGTATAGCGTCGCGTTCATCAGCATATCCAACCCCGTGCGGTACGTATTCTCCACCACCCCGACGTATAAGCTCATCAACCGATGCCCCCTTGAAATCCCATTGCTCATACATGGAACTGTCTTCTTCAATCCCATGCAGTGCCTCCATCTGGTCATTGGCAAATTCTTCGTAGTCGTCAGCGGTCATTGCCGCCTCGTCCCACTCTCCTTCCTCAAGAAAGTCCTCAATTGTCCAAGGTTCTTCTCCGCGCATCTTTGCATCTCTGTTTGGAACCTCAATGGGCTTAAACTCTTTCTTTGGCTTGCCCTGTATCTCTGGCTTGCTGCGAATGGCGTCTATCGCCTTCTGTAACCCATCCGCATCTAGTTCGTTGATGTCTTTGATAGCGTCTAATCCTGCGGCTTCACGTTCTTTGTTGATGGCTTTTCTCAAATGCTGGTTGTTGCTGATGCGCCCATTCTTCCCAACAGAGAAACGCTTGTACCCCCGTTCCTGCCCAAGAAGCGCCAACTCGTCACGAAGCACCTGTATATCCTTTGGCTTCGGCTTCTGTGCGCCAACCTCGGGTCTGCCACGGATGTCATCTATCGCCTTTTGCAACCCAACCTCGTCCAGTTCATTGATGTTCTTAATCTTGTCAAGACCTGCGGCTTCACGCTCTTTGTTGATGGCGTTTCTCAGATGCGGATTGTGTTTCATGTTGCCATCTACGTCGAAGTATATCTGCTTGTAACCTTGCTCCTGCGCCAGTAATGCCAACTCCTGCCGAAGATGCGGGATGTCCTTCTGCACTGGCGTGTACCCTACCATTGCCAGCGGCCCTTTGTTTGGTTCACCACCAAGCTCGTGCCACAACGCATCATAGTCACGCACGCTGCGCTCGTTGTGCTTCAACCACAGTTCGTCAATCTCTTTGTACGCGCCTTCGTCGTCAATAAGCCCAGCACGCTTTCTCCCCCACACATCGTCTGCTGACGCCTTGGTATAGGCAGCGTGGTCTATCCGTGCATCCTCGACCTGCTTGGCTCTCAATATGGATGTGTCTGCATCAGACAATCCTTCAAGCTCTTTGGTCCACATCTCGTCTTGCCGCTTGAAGAAGTCATCCCACAATGCTTGCTTACCTGCCTGCTCCTCGCCGTAGGTAATCTCTTTACGTATCCTGCGGTAGTACAGTTCGTTGGACGCTTCGTAGGTTCCCAGCCGCAATGTGTGGGACTCATCGGATAGACGGTTGATGACTTGTGCAACCTCGGGACTGCCGGCCTCTGCTATTCGCCCATGTACCATTGTCCTTGACCGATCACGCTGCACCCGTCCTTGAGAAATACGCTCTGCAAGGGTGTCTCCACGTTCAACACCAAGTTCGGTTCTGGCAATCTCCAGGTCAAATGCCCCCTCAATGTCATCAGTCGCTACCGCTGGGGCCATAGCAGCCTTGGCGCCAAAGTCGTCAAACTCGTCATAGACGCGCCGGATGTTGGCAACGGCTGTGTCTGTGTCCACGTCATAGACTGCGGCTCGTAGTGCGTCCCCAAATGGTCCGTCAATCCGGTCAATGACCTGCATCGCGTCCGGGTCAAGCAAATTGGTAGCAATGTAGGTGCTTCTGTCAATGTCTCGCTTGATGCGGTTGATGTCGTCAATGTTTTTGATGCTTAATGCTTCGGACATGGCCCACTTGCGCATCTTGACAGGCAGTCTCTCGACGGTAACGTTGTAGGGAATTGCCATACCGTACTTCCACATCTGCCTGTAAGCTCTATCCGTTCCAGAAGCCCATGTCAGGAAACCACGGTAGCTTTCGGCTGATCCAGCCAACTCAAGCATTGGGCCTGACTTCCAGTTTCCGGTGAGGACTCGCTTGAGTGCCGGTATCGGTCCCAGTTCCTTGTAGCTGGTAATCATTGCCTGTTTGCCATAGCCACCTGCGCCAATGCCTGCGGCGGCTCGGGCCGGGACAACTCCAAAGTCTGTGGCAAACTTTTCAACACTTCCCAGCGACCAGAATTTAGTGTTTCCGTCTATCATTGACAACATGCCGTCATACATGATGTTCCTAGCTACGAACGCTGGTGAGTACCCCAGGTACGCATAGGTCGCCAACCCACTGTATATCTTATTGAGTTGTCGCTTTATGGGGTTTGCCTCCAGGAACCGTGTGTCCTGAAAACTACCGGCGACGTACTTGGTCCCTGTCATGTCGGCAATGGTGTCCACGTATTTACGTGTTAGAGCATTCACGCCTTCATCGACGGACGTGGCTTTCTCGGCCAGCTTGTCGAACATCTTGTAATTGACAACACCAGTCTCATCGGTCATAGCGTCATGAATGAGGATGCTGGTTTGTTTACCTGGACGGCTGAATGGTATCTCCCCCATGTTCATCCCTTCAAGAACACGGGTTGCGGATCGCACCTCGTCTTCTGTGCCAGCCAGCTTTGCCATTGCTGTGATACCTTCGTTGAAAGCCTTCGGGTCGTTGCCTACTACGTCACGCAAGCTCTTGAGTACAGCATCCGCATCATCCTGAACGATGTGAGCAACTGCGCTTGGAATTCTAGGGCTAATTTTTTCAGTTGCCCTCCCAAGAACCCCAAGAGGACGCATCACTTTGCCATCTTTCATTGTGCCCCGAACCGCATCCATAGCGTCGTCTATTCTTGTGACGTAATACAGCGACTCCCTGGTTTCTTTTGCTGTTCGACGGGCCGCTGCTCCAGCCGTGCCCCCAGTAATAAGGTTCATCGGATCAAGAACGGTTTGCCCAATTGCCTCTACCAATGGCATACCAACAGCCGCAGCGATTTCTTCTCGGGTGGCCCCGTCCTCTGCCATCTGCGCGGCAGCTTTGGCTCTGCGTGCTGCTTCTGGTGAAACGTCAGCGAATGCTCCGCCAGATGTAGCTTGCTCGTAGGCCAGGGTGTAGGCGATTGATCCCAACCCAAGTTTCTTGGCTGCAATGTCTCCAGCCTTCTCGGACATGTCTCTGGCTTCCACCCCTGACATACCCTGATCGCGTGCCCACTTGTAGGTCATCACTGCGGCTGGGATCGCTACCAATATGTCCTCGGTCAACTCTGCTGGCTTGTTGAGTACAGGTGCAACGCCGAACAGCACCTCCTTCGCGGCTGTTACCGGCTTCCCGAGTAGCTTGGACTGCCCGAAGTTGTACGCAGCGTCCCCAAGTGTTGGCAAGACTGCTCCTGCCCCCTTGACAAGTGCTTTGCCAACATCTGCAAGCCCACCTTCTTTGGTAGCGGCTTGTTTGAACTCACTGCCGGCTTCCCTCAACTGTGTCATGTTTACTGGAGTGACGGGTCTGGTGAGTCCTTGTCCAGACGCCTTGTAGCGGTCAAACGATTCTTTAGCCGGTGTGCCAACATTCTCTTTCCACCACTGTTGGTTGGCTCTTACGTCTGGCGGAGGGATGATGGTCCGCGTAGGTGATTTGGGTGTCTGCATCCCATACCCAGGCCAGAATTGGTTGCTGGTCTGCTGTTTTGGCGCAGGCGTGATGGGTGGCGTCTTCGGTGTAGGCGGTAATGATGATGTCTTGTTCCCACCACCAACCAAATCCTTTATTGTATTACCAGCTTCACGCCACCATTCAGCCATTTAAGACCACCAGGACAGTGCTGGGTTTCTGGAATAGATGGACCACAAGGTTCGTTCCTCTGGCCCAGTGGCAAACGATCTGTCTGCGTATTCCTTGCCGGACCAGGTGCCAGTGTACCAGCGGTTCTTCCACTCTCGTGCTGTGGGTGGCCTGCCGGTTTCCCCAAGGAACCCAACGCTGTCCCAAAAGTCCACTACGTCTTGCTCGTCTGGTGCTCGTCCGTGAACGCTGCCGAACTCGTGGAACCATTTGGCATAGCCTTCTTCGCCAGAACCAAACGGCCCCCAGTCTCCGCCCCCAGTCACATAGGCTTCAACGGGATCGCCAGATGGAGATGCAGCATCGGGATACCACTCTGCATTGGGCGCCTGTTGGTCCTGTGGCGCCCAAAGCTCTTCCATGTTTGGTCCGGTGTTTGGTGCGTCGTATTTCTGCTGAGATTGTCCGGTATATCCAGGCGGCTGCGGGTTCTGTAGAGATTGACCGGCTTGGGTGTAGTTTCTTTGTGGGAACCACTGCGGTGTCCCCCCTGGTGCAGTGTTTGTCATCGGTCTGCTGTTGACAGTGGATGCGCGTGCTGGTGCCGGTGTATTTGTCATCGGTCTGCTGTTGACAGTTGATGCGCGTGCTGGGGCCGGTGTAGTGGCTGGTTTCTTCGGTTCGGTTGCCTTTGGTTTAGCTGCCAGATAGCTTGCTGGTGTATACACGTCCTTACCCTCCTTGCTGGGTCTGTTCTTCAAGCTTTGCCATATATCTTTCGTACTCTGAGAACTTTTGTGCTCCTACTTGTTGAAACAGAGCGATTTTCTGCTCTGGAGTGAGTTGTTTGTGCTCTACCAGGTCATCACGGTCTAGTTGAGGCTGTTTGAACTCCAAATTGGCCTCTCGCACCATCCGCACTGCGTCTTGTTCTGCTGATGTGCGTATTTTCTCGAACAAATCTATGTTCATTGCGGTCCTCCGGGCCTTTGCGGTCCCAAAAGTGCCTTGAGTGGGTCAATTTGAGCGTCAATCTGGTCAGGATTTGTCATTTCTTGCATTCCCTGGGCCTGAACAGGTGGTATTCCGCCTCTGGACGGATCAAAACCGTGTCCTTCGACTGGTTTTTCAGGCGTTTCAGGCTGTTGCGGCTCCTGTGGCGCGGCCTGGGCCTCCATTTCCTGCTGGAGTTTGGTGATTTCCCTGTTGATGTACAGCCCACGCATCTTTTCGTACAACACCTGGGCCAAATCCTCGTCTGGCTGATCGTTCCCCATATACTCCTGCGCCGTTTTCCGCGAGATGATCGGCATTCCGTCGCCGGCCATACTTCCCATCAGCATTGTGACCATATTGGATAGCTTTAGCTTGTCCTCTGGCACGTCTGCCCTCAATGTGATACTGACATCTATGTAGTCCGGGTTGATGTCTGCCGCTTTCAGGTCTGGTGTTTTGTCACTGGACCACAGGTTTATTTCATCTCCCTTGAACTCGATCCACTGCAAGATGATTTCAATGGCTTCCGCAAGGGATGAACCCCCCTGCCGTTCAATCGGAACCAGCGGCAGCCGTCCACCCTGGCTCAAAAGGTTCAGACTGGAGTATGCCATTGTCTTGCTTGGTGCTTCACCGAAAACAACTCTCGGCAGGGTGCTTTCCTGTATTTTGCTGCTCGCCAACTCCATCGCCAGCCCCATCTCGTTCGGCAGGAGTTGTATTCCCAACGGCTCAATAGACTCGCCAACTTCCAGCTTGATCTCCTGGTTCAACTGCCCGAAGTCGATGTTCACCCCTGTCTTGTTCTGCGTCTTGGAAACCCAGGAACCGTTACCGAGAATGGTCATCATTGTGTAGAGCAGGGTGTAACTCAAATTCTGCCTCTGCCACCAACTACCTTTCCACAACGGATACAGCAATGGAAACCGTTGCTCGTGTGGCAGTGAGAACATGCCGCTGCCCGAGACGATGGTGCAGACGTACGGGATAAACGGAAGCTCGTGTTCCTCGTTGCAGATGGGATTCTTGCCGCTGGGAGACCAGACTACCCGATAGGTGTCATCCCAGTATTCGTTGTACTCGACTTCGCTTTCGTTCGGTAATTGAGACAACCCAGCGTCCTCAGCAGCTTTCCCCCAAAACTCTTTGATCTGCCAGACTGGTCGCTTGAACCGTCTCAGCACGGACCGCAGCCCAAACGCCCCGTACTCAGGATACACGGTTGTTGGATCGATCACGTCAATTGTGTACGGCACCTGTCTGGCATAGCGTTCCATCAGCTTCGCCTTGGGTGAGTTGCGTTCTTTCAACAAGTCTACGACATCCTGGGTGCGCCCAATCTGCAAGACGATCTCGGAGAACATTGCCGCCGACATGACTGCATCGTAGTGTACTGGCCACCGTCTCTTGTTGTTGATGCGCCCCCACAGGTTGTAGAGACACTTCTCCATATGGTCCGCTGCCTGTTTGTCAATGGAGGCTTCACTGGCTGGTGCAACTCGGATGCGCGGGTCGGTGGACACCATCAGCCTGGTAACGCCCATAATGGTGTTGTACGGGTCTGGGGACATGGTTGGCTTAATGTGATCCGCACCAGGCCGGTCGTGCCAGTCCATGTACACCATGTCCTTCATCGCCCGAAACATATCGTCACGCTGCCTATGGGCCATTACTCGTTTGTTACATTCCAGTTGGATGTTCTCAAAGTCGGCTGGCATATATCACCTACCCCTCGATAAAGGCATATTGGTCCTGGTACGCTTCAACCTTCTCTTGATTATACCCCGGTGGCGTTTTGCGCAATAGGCCGTACCGGGCCGCGTCATACGCGTGATCTTCGGCGTGGGTGTCCACGTCCTCGGGATTGTTTGCCGAGTGCGGCAGCGCCGGCACGGTGCGAATGAAATTTCTGCAAGTGCTGAATACCTGCATCATGGGCAACCCGTCTTCGCCATCGGACAACAGCCGGTGAAACGTCCTGACACCCATAATCCTGTCGTTGTTAGCCGGGATGAGTGGCACGCCTACCTTGGCATATTCGTCAGCGGTAGTGAAGGTCTTGCCCTCAAATGAGCGTGTTGTCCACATACTCGGATCGGCAGCGGTGTATGAGATATGTTCGGCATCGGTGGTATTCCTGATGATGCGTTCTCCCTGTGCCGAGTCGGTCAACCCTGCCTCATACAATTCGCGGTAAATATAAGTCCGGCGTGTATCAGGGTTCTGGGTGAACCACAGGCAGCAGAACGGCGCCGCATAGCCGTAGTCCACACCCCTCCACTTGGGCCACTCATACGGGATGACAAACGGTTTGATGACGTGCTTGGTGTTGCGCCACTGGCTGAATATCTGACCGGAGAAAACATCCCATTCTCCCTTCACCCACGCCCTTGACAACGCCTCGGGCAATGCGTTCAGCCCAATCCAATAATCCTTCGTCAGATACGGATTGTCAGACGGAAGCGCCCTCACGAATGCGAACCTGTCTTTAATCGGCTGCATTTCTGGTGGAAAGTCTTTGTCAATCCAGTATGCTTTCACCCAGAGGTGTCCTACGTCGCCTGGGTTGGTGGCTGCAATAAACCTGGTCTGTTCAATCCCCGGCCAACGCAGCGATCCCAGCAGAATGTCAAAGGTGCCCTTCTGGTGCTTGGTCAACTCGTCTAGGCCGATGATCGCCCACTCAGACGACTGATACCTGTTAGGGTCTTCCAGGTTGCGGAACATGAGCACGCCTGATCCCAACTCCGGCGCCAGAATGAAGTTGCGGTCCTGAGCGTTGTATGTTCCCATCCAGTCTGGGAACTCTGACCTGATCTTGAGTAGGTGCCGGTCATTCAGAGTGGGGTAGTCTTCACAGAAGATAACGGCGTTGACGTGCCGCAAGCCCATAACGCTGTATGCAAGCCACAGATAGCGCACCAGGTACCAGCGAATCCAATACGATTTTCCACCACCGCGCGCTCCGCCGTACAGGGTGAACTTGTACCTATCCGCTGTCGCTGTCGCTTCCGCCTGCTTCGGTGTCCAATTCCAAAGCTCGTCCATCGTCACTGTCTTGTGTGGCGGCAAACGGCCCGGAATCGCCGGAAGGGATGATAGTGATCCTAGACTCATTCTGTACCCTCTGGACTGCCTTACCAATGGTCCGGTCCAACAGAGCATTGGCAGCGTCCTGTCTGATCTTCTCGTTTGAACTACCAAGGCCACCAGCGGCTATCATTGCAGCCTCAGCGGTGGCCTTGGTCAATATTCCCTTGCCCATGATAACGGCTCCCTTCTTCACCAGCACAACGGCTCTGGCGAAGGCAGGCTCCGTGTGCCACTGTTTAATCTCAGCCAGCGGCACATCAATTGCAGCGCCCAGCTTGCCATCGTCCGGGAACCTCCATAACAGCGCCACGTACCGCACCTGGTTCCAACTCAATCGTTCCGATAGCCGCGCCAATTCAAGGGCATCTGTTTCCTCAGACATAAACTCGCCCGTCTTCCTGATACCTCATATCCACATCAACCGTCAACTTCTTCGCCTGCACATCCATCAACCAGTGCGCAATGTCCGCCCGATCAGATGGGATGTCCAACGAAAACCGGATCACCCCGCTCTGGAGCATGGTCTGCACCTTGCTCACCTTCGCCACGCACTTGACCTCATTCGTGTCTGTGATTATCACTTGCTACCCCCTCCAGGCATATTGAACATCATCCCCACAGCCGCCGCCAAAGACGACGCAAACAGAGTGACGCCATAGCTAACCCCGTCCCCGATCTTCCGAGCGGTGCTCAACTGGATCACCTCTTTCTCTGTGGCTCGTATACGATCTTCGTGGTCATCATGCCGCTTGTCAACCTCAACACACCGCAACATGAACTGGCGCTCCTGCCGGTCTGATTGCTCTGCCAACTGGCGCCGGATCACCGCATCACTTTCGTCTATCTTGTGCCCCAACTGCTCAACAGCCACCTTGACCAGCGCCAGCGTTACCTTGCCATTTTCCTTGTCTTCCGAGAACCCGTCTGCAATGTCTCTCATGGCAGGAATACCCCGTCATCCGCTTCTGGTTGTCTTATACCCATTATAGAACCCTACGGCAGCGAGAAACCCGATGACGATGTTCAACACAATGACAGTCGGCTCCAGTGCGCCAGGATACATCCCCAACACGTAAATGCCAACATAAGCAATCGCCGTCAGCATCACGTTCACCAACGGCGCATACTTCACAGGCATCCCAAACCACACCTTCGCCATCTCAATCAGCCCCGCTATGATCGGAGCAACCAAAACACTTCCTACATACAATTCTCCCACGTTTTTACCCTCCTACGGGTCTATATGGAACGTTTCATTTGGTTCCAATTTTAAGGTTCCAAGGCACACACCCACGCCTACCGCTTCCCCTTCAATGCCCTACATGTGAGCGTATTGCCCTGCTTACGCACTATCCGCAACCATTCATCTCCAATGCGAATTGGATCACCAGCGTTGTAACCCCTCGCATCAGCAACCACAACATCCGTGTACCTCTTGGCAAATGTCACCGGAGGCTCAGCTCGGGCTTCACGCTCCAGCGCCCGAACACAAGCCCTCGCAATCTCCATCCCCCAGTCAGCATACTCGTCACCCTCGTACAAATCATTTACGCGCATATGGGACAGCATTGCATCAACCATCTCATCCGTCACCATCGGTCCACACCTCCCCAAATCCACTCAATTCAAATCCACGCACCCAGTATACCACACATAATCCGCAAACTCAAACACCCCCCCTACGCCTGTTTTACCCCATCGACATAAAATGCCGGTACTTGGTACAGAGCGACTTTGTACTTTGTACGTGGTAACTTTGTACTTTGTACGTCTGAAGTGAAGTGAACATGAAGAGAATAGAACATGGCGCGGGCGTCGCAAAAAACAGCGACGCACCGCCTCTCCCAAGACCTAAACAAATCAGTTATCCGGTAATCCAAGACAACTCAGATAAGCATATTCCAAGACACACAACCTCAACTACACAATAAGACACACCACACATATCAATCCTAACCCACATGTTATCGATAACATTTGGACAAATACCACAAAACACGACCCAACCTACCAATTACCAGAGAACACACGGGAAAATGGCCTCTATGACGTTTTAGGACGATCCGGTGTATGCAGTTTGAAAAACACCCCAACCGACTGCGTCCAGCATCCTGGGTTCTCTCTCTGCTCTTCTCTGTCCTACTGGTGGTCCCGTCCCCCTACCACCTCACCCCCACACACACACCACCCACACCCAACACCA